ATGATAGAAAACTTCCTTACGGTACTTCTATGTTAGAAAAGGCAAGACGTATATGGAAACAATTATTATTATCTGAAGATGCAATGTTAATTTATCGTACATCAAGAGCTCCTGAACGAAGAGTATTTAAGGTATTTGTTGGTAATATGGACGACAAAGATGTTGAAGCGTATGTTCAGCGTGTTGCAAACAAATTCAAACGAGATCAAGTGGTGGATTCAAAAACAGGGAATGTTGATATGAGATTTAACCAAATGGCGGTGGATCAAGATTATTTTGTTCCTGTGAGAGATGTGGCACAAACAATGCCAATTGAGACATTAGCAGGAGCTCAAAACTTATCAGAAATTGCGGATATTGAATACATTCAAAAGAAATTGGTAACTGCGTTAAGAGTCCCTAAAGCGTATTTAGGGTTTGAGGAAGTTGTTGGTGACGGTAAAAATCTATCATTACAAGATATTCGTTTTGCAAGAACTATTCATAAGATACAAAAAAGTATGATTGCCGAAATGAATAAAATTGCAATCATTCACCTATACTTATTAGGATTTGAGGATGAATTACAAAACTTTACATTAGGTCTTACAAACCCATCCAAACAAGCGGATTTATTGATGATTGATGTGTGGAAAGAAAAAGTTCTTTTATATAAAGATTTGGTTACTGAAATTCCTAACACAATCCAACCAACATCCGCAACTTGGGCTAAAAAACACATTTTTGGATTCTCTGATGAAGATATTAAATTGGATGTCCAACAAATTAGATTAGAAAGAGCGGTTGCTGCAGAACTTACTAATACCCCAACAATAATCACACATACAGGTATGTTTGATACTGTTGATAAATTATACAAAAGTAAATCAGGAACAACTCAAAATGCCGCACCACCAGCCGAAGGGGGTGAACCACCTATGGGAGGAGGAATGCCACCTATGGGTCCTGATATGGGGGGAGGTTCTGATTTAGGGGGTGAAGCACCACCACCATTACCGGAAAATAAAGAAAAAAATAATTTAAATATTTTGTTAGAAAGTGACGATTTCCACGAGGATTCTTACATTGATTTAGGTAAAGCGAGAAATTCTTTGGGTTCAATGGAAGATGCGTTGAGCAAATTGTTAAGAGATTGATATTTATAAATAAAAACGATTATGAAATTTGGTTTATTAAAATCACAGATAGAAAATATGTTAATTGAATCATATAAAAATGAGTCAATGAAAAATAATATGTTTATTTTTAACGAGTTAGTTCTTAAAAATAAAAACATTAGTAGAGTGTTCTACTTATACGATGAATTAAATTCCAATAAAGGACTTAATGAGTCCGTTGCAGGTGAATTTGTGAATCAAAGCGTAATTGTTTATGAAAACCTAATTAATAAAATTAACCCCAAAGAACTGAAAGAAATTCAAATGTGGGTGGGACATATTCAGTGTGAGAATACTTACACATTGGTTGATGATTTATTCTCTAACAATGTGACGAATTTAGAATCTAAAATTAAAAGTAAAAACACAATTTTAGAAAACCTAAAAACCGAACCAAAGAAAGTAAAAGAAATTGTTAATGTTCCAATAAAAACTATGGTTAATGTTGCAAATAAAACGGCATCAAATTATATTGAAAGTTTAACCGAATCGGATAAAACCGAATTAAAGAAACTTTTATCTTCAGACGATGAAACTATAAAGGAGTCCTACTTCATCCTAAAAGGAAAAGTAATCTCTAAATTAGAAACACTACAAGAAGGAGAGCAAGATAATGAGGTAACTAATAGAATAGACGAAACAATACAAAAAATTCAAGACGAATCTTTTGATAAAGTTGGATATTTTAAGTTACGAAAATTAAATGAGAATCTTTAATCGTTCATAAATTGTTGACGATAAATAGCTCTTTTCTTAACATCTCTTTTAGTGATTGACTTCTTTTTAAATTCTTTTCTACTATTAAGAAAGGAATTTTGACGCGTCTTAATAATCTTACTTTTTAGTTCTTTAAGGGCTTTTTCAATTTCCCCATTCTTATTCACCTTAACTATTAACATTACATTTTTTTAACAATTTATTCATATTTGATATATATCTCAAAATTACTTATTTTTTAATAAAATAAACGAGACAGTATGAGAAATATTTATGAAAAAAGGGAAAACCGCAAAAATTAATGGTTTTAGAACATCAAAAGTAATCTATGGGACGGTAGATTCAAAAGAATTTAAATCACTTTATCTTAATTTACAAACTTGGGCGGAACCAAAAGAAGATTATGAAAATTGGGTGAGAATCACACAGAATATGAGTAGATCAATTAAACATTCGGTGTATGATAACATAGATAAGACACTATTTGATGATAAATTTATTATTGATATGGACTTAAGAACAAGTGGGTTACATATGAAGAAAAAATCGTTTTTAAATCTTGAGATAAATCTATTTTTAATAGACGAGGTGGATTTCAAAGATATAAAATTAAAAAGAAAGTTAAAAAGTATCATCAAAGGAATTTACGACGATGTACTAAATAAAAATGAATATTTTAAATTTTATTTGACAAAAAATGGGAATATAAAAAAACCAAAGGTAAAAATGGAGAAAGTTTAATATTTATATAGAAAACTTTTAATATGAACCAAAACAGAATATTAGGCTTAAATGATACAGGTAAACGAGGGATTCTTATTGAATACGATGCCGGGTACATTGATCCATCAGATAAATATAATTCAGAATTAATTAAAGAATCCAAAAATTCTTTGGATTACTCAAAACCATTTGAGTTCTATGCGGTATTACAAAAATACAATACCCCAAATAGAAATGGTAGATTATACCCTGAAAAAGTATTAAAGCGTGAAGCCGAGAATTATAAAAAAATGATTGAAAAGGGGACTGCATTGTCAGAACTTAATCACCCCGAATCATCATTAATTGATTTAGATAGAGTTTCACATATGATTACTGAAGTATGGTGGGATGGTCCTGTATTATTAGGGAAGTTAAAATTACTAACAAGTCCAGGTTTTCACGAAAGTGGTATATGTTCCACTAAAGGTGATTTGGCGGCAAACTATTTAAGACAAGGAGTAACTTTAGGTATTTCTTCTCGTGGGGTTGGTTCACTTAAAAAAGTTGGGGAACAAAACGAAGTACAAGATGATTTTGAATTAATTTGTTTTGACTTGGTTTCTTCACCATCTACACCTGGGGCGTATCTTTTTATGGATAAAAACGACAGAATGAAATTTGACGAAAACCTTGAGGAAGATAAAAAAATTGCGGTAGAAAGAAATATCGGAGATAGTGGTAACAAATCACTTGACTTAATGAAGCGTTTATCCGATTATTTGGATAAATAAAAAAATTATGGAACAAGGAGAAAAATATTTTGTCGCAAAGATTACATCTGATTTATTAGATACTGAATCAGGTAAAGTTAAAAAAGTAAGAGAAGAAAAATTGGTTATGGGGTATACCCCAACTGATGTGGAAGCTAAAGTTACTAAAGTATATGAGAATTATACAATGGATTGGAGAATTACTTCAATTACAGAAAGTAAAATTGATGAGGTAATTGATTAATCATAAAATTTTTAATTAAAAAGATGGACAAATGTTCATCTTTTTTTTTTGACTATATTTATAATAAAAAAATAATAAAAAACTAATAAAAAAACTAATGATGGCAAAAAAAATTGTAAGATTAACGGAATCAGATTTAACAAGGATTGTTAAACGTGTAATTAATGAGGAAGATGAGATGGAAGGTAAAGGAATGTCTGTAACAATAAAGGATGTGTTTGAGGAAGTTGTTAACGCACTTGATGAGTTAGGAGGTTATGATGACTCAATGAAAGGAAAAGCAATGAAATTAGCTAAAAAAATTATGTCTAATTTCCAAGATGACTTGGCGTATATTTCTGATAATCACGAAGACGAATTATACGATATTCTTGGTGAGTAAAATTTTTAATAACTAAAAATTTTAAAAAAGGATGGACAAATGTTCATCCTTTTTTTTATGCCTAAAATTTAATTTTTTTTATCTAAAAACACCATTAAAATGATTTTTTTGAATTTGTCAAGTATTTATCTGTAAACTATTCAAAAAATAATGAACAAAAAAGAATCATTAGTAGAAGATACATTTATCCAATTAAAGAATTTGGAGGATGTAATCGCAGAAAACGCACAAGGAATACTTGCATCAACAATGAAGCAAGAAATCAAAGAATTAGTAAAAGAATCTCTGAACGAACAAGAAGACGAGGATGAGATTGATTTAGATGCTGAGGTTGATACCGACGCTGATAACGACGAAATGGAAATGGATATGGATTTTGATGACGAAGAAATGGATGTAGATACTGATATGGATTTTGATGACGAAGAAATGGATATGGATATGGATGTTGAAGATGATACTATCGACTTAACAGGAGCTTCAGACGAAGAAATTCTTCGTGTGTTTAAGGCAATGGGTGACGAAGATGGAATCATTGTAAAAAAAGAAGGTGGAATGTTACATTTATCAGACGATAATGAAGATGTTGAATACATGGTCCAACTTGGAGAATCTGATGACGAAATGGAATTGGACGAAATGTACGATGAGGAAGATGAAATGGAAGATGAAGAATCTGAAGGAGTTATCTATGAGTTAGAACTTGACGATATGGGTAATGATATGGATTTTGAAGACGAAGAAGAAATGGATTTTGAAGACGAAAAGTATGAAACTCCAAGTCGTAGATTGAAACCAATAGACAGTTCAAAATATTTTGATATGACTGAAGAAGAAGATGACGATGAAGAAAAAGAAGAATACGTAATGGAATCTTCTAAATTTAAATCCAAAGGAGTTGGAATGGGTAGTGCATCTAAATTCAAATACGACAAAAAACCAAACCAAGGAGAAGGTTTCAAAACAAAAATGAAACAAGGAACCAGAGGAGTTGGAATGGGTAAAGCCAAATTTGAATATAAAGAAGAAGTTAACAACTTTGATGTTGAAAAAAAATCAACAAGAAAACCAATGGTTAAGAAACCTATAGTTAAAAAAGAAGAAACGAAAGAAGCTTCAAGAACATTGGGTAACGGAAAAAGATGGGGTAGAAATGGTTTAGATAAACCTAAAGCGGCTCCAAGACATTTACGTGTTGAATCAACAGAAGTTGAGTTAAACTTACTTAGAGAAAAAAACGAAGAGTATAGAAAGGCACTTAATCTTTTCAGAACAAAGTTAAACGAAGTTGCAACATTCAATTCAAATTTAGCTTACGCTACGAGATTGTTTACTGAACATTCAACAACAAAACAAGAAAAGATTAACATCTTAAGAAGATTTGACAGTGTAGATACTCTTAAAGAATCAAAAAATCTTTACAAATCTATTAAAAACGAACTTTCAAGTACAAGTACTACGGATAACACAATTACAGAATCATTAGAAAGAAATGTTGTTAAGACACCATCAAGTGGATCAGCAATGAATCTAATTGAATCTAAAACTTATGAAAATCCACAATTCTTGAGAATGAAAGATTTAATGGGAAAATTAAAATAAAAATAAATAAAAACAAATAAAAAACCAAAAAAATGGGAGCATTATTAGAATCAGGTCTTGTTGGTAACATCGGGTTGAAACACCTTAAAGTTATCAAAGAAGATACTATTAACAAATGGGACAAATTAGGGTTCCTAGATGGACTTAAAGGTCATCTAAAAGAAAACGTAGCTCAATTGTATGAGAATCAAGCGTCTTTCTTGATTAACGAAGCAACTTCAGAAGGTTCTAACGGAGCATTTGAAACTGTTGTTTTCCCAATCGTAAGAAGAGGTTTCTCTAAATTATTGGCTAATGATATCGTTTCAGTACAAGCAATGAACTTACCTATCGGTAAATTGTTCTACTTTGTACCTAAAATTCAAGGTTACCAAACTGCAAGTGCTAGCGGTGGAGAACACTACGCACCGATTGGTTCACCAAATGCGGTTAATGCCGGACTTAATGATCCTAACCAAGGATACACAGGAACTAACGCTTACGCAAAAAATCTTTATGATTTATTTTACGAAGGTGGTGAAGCAGGTTTAGATCCTCCAGGATTGTTTGATTACTCTAAAGGACAGTGGACTGCGGTTACTGCGACTACTGCTGTTCAAGTATGGTCAGGTGGTAATCTAGTTGATTCTGCAGCACCAACAGGTAATATCAGAAAAATGATTTTGAAAATTTCAGGATTCAGAACTGCAGGAGCTGGTAAATTAGTAGGTCCTGATGGTAATGAAATGGATTCAGAAACATTCTTATCTGATCTTAAAATTATTGCAAGAACAGGGTTATCTGCATCTACAACACCTTGTAATGTGATTAAAGATTCTGAAGGTAACTTTACACCATTATTGTTTAGAGTTGTTACTCAACAATACGGTAAAGGTATTGTTCAATACGGTAGTCAAGCACAAACATCTTTCCCTACTACAGGTAATGGTGGTTCTTACTACGATATTTGTGATGCAGATGGTTATATCTATGTTGAAGTTGATTTATCTTGTCCTGTATGTGCTGATTGTGATTCATCATCTTTAGATGGTTACACAGGTACAACAATTTATTCGGGAGCATCAGGTACTTCATTTACTTCAGTTTATAGAACTTACAAAAATATGGAGTTTGAAGATCAAATTGGTGAAGTTTCTTTTGATTTGGAATCTGTAACAGTTTCTGTATCTGAAAGAAAATTAAGAGCTCAATGGTCTCCTGAAATGGCACAAGACGTTGCAGCATTCCACAACATTGATGCTGAAGCTGAATTAACGGCTTTATTGTCAGAACAAGTGGCTGCTGAAATTGATCGTGAAATTTTACGTGACTTGAGAAAAGGTGCAGCTTGGAACTTACGTTGGGATTACAACGGATGGAGAAGAATTGCACAAACAACATCTTACACTCAAAAAGATTGGAATCAAACTTTGGTTACAAAAATTAACCAAATTTCAGCACAAATCCATAAAACAACTCTTCGTGGTGGAGCTAACTGGATCGTAGTATCTTCTGAAGTATCTGCAGTATTTGATGATTTGGAATATTTCCACGTATCAAACGCAAATCCTGAGCAAGACCAATACAATATGGGTATTGAAAAAATCGGTTCATTGGCAG